CTTTTTTCTGCTAAATAATGATTATGCTATTATAGTATTTGTTGAGCCGTCTATGTTACCAAAAGATTCTTCGTTTCTTGAATACGATAATATCAAGAAAGAATATTGTCAGTAGTTCAAACTTAACTAAATAAATATTATTTTGAGACGAGATTTGTATAAAATGAGTTTGATAGGGAGTTCTATTAATATCACCAACGGGGTAACTAAAACTAATGATTGTGGTGATCATGGGTATCCAGAATTTCTGGAACTGGTAAAAAGGAATTTTAATCTTGCAATTTCCTGTGGTGAAAGGTTATTTACTACAGATGCCAGTGGTCTTTGGGAAGCATACCTAGATAATCTTCCTTCGGATTCTAAACAGTATTTTGACTGTCGTGCTTGCAAGCATTTCATTGAGAGATTTGGTGGTCTTGTTACTATTAGTGTTAAGGGTAATATTAAATCTGCAATATGGAAAGAAAAGGAAATTCCTATGTTCTTTATTGAATCTGTTAAGGCTATGAAAGAAATTGTACAGAAAGCAAGAGTAAATGGAGTTTTCATTGGAAGTACAAGAGTGCTTGGAGAACCAGTTACAGGAGAATGGACTCATTTGTCCGTATCTCTTCCTGACGATATGATTAATCACTCAAAGCTTCTGACAGCAGAGCAAGTTATGGCAGAAAAATTGGAAGATTTTAAGATGGCAAAAAATGCATTGATGATTTATTCTGATAATGCAGTTGACACAGCTGTAACCCTGCTAAAGACTGAATCACTTTATCGTTCTGAGAAATGTCTTGGAGTTGCTGAATGGTTTAGAGACCTCCACCAGAAATGTAGTATCGTAAAAAACCTTCGTAACAAAGAGAATATAATTTGGTCTGCTGTTGCTACTGCACCAGCAGGATTCTGTCATGTTAAAAGTTCTATGATTGGTACACTATTGGATGATATTACTTCGGGCATGCCATTTAATATGGTAAGCCGTAGATTTGCAGATAAAATGCAACCAACACAGTATCAACGTCCTCAATCGGCACCTTCAGCAGGTAATATCCGTCAAGCTGAAAAGATTGTTGAAAAACTTGGAATTAAAAATTCCCTTGTAAGAAGATATGCAAGACTTGATGAATTGGAAACAGTTTGGAAGGATATAGACGAGAGAGATTCTAAACATAATTCTTCTGGTGGAGTGTTCTCTCATATCCAACCAAAAGAAAAGAGAGAACAACCAAGAATGAGTTATGATGATCTGCCAATTATCACTATGACATGGGATAAGTTCTCTAGGACTGTTCTTCCAACAGCTATGGGTATTGATTATTATGTGCCCTCTGGCCTTGGTAATTATTCTGCTATTGTAACTGCTTCGGATTTTAATGCACCACCTATCCTTCAATGGGATAGAGAAGAACAGAGGAATCCATTCTCTTGGTACCTTTACAATGGTGGTTCTTATTATGGCGATTGGAACCTTTCTTTAGGTTATTGCAAAGTAACTGGTATTACTCTGCAACCATCTATGTGGCATGGGGAAAATGCTCAACAGGGTAAGGGGTTATTCCTAATTCTTGAAGGAGCCAGAGATAAAAGGCATAATGAAATTGGAAATGCTCTATTCCCCGAAATACTTAGACCAGAATTAAGAGAAATCAGAGCTACTATTGAAGCATATTCAAAAGATTCTAAGATTGAAGGTTATGAAGAATCTTCTGCTTGCGGTGTTAATCCACAATATGGTGATACTCACTTCAATGCTAAGCTTCGTGTCCAAACCCCTACAGGGACGGTAGTATTCAAACTTGATAGATGGGACTAACAGTTTAATTTAAGAAAGAAGTAAAAGGAATTAATTTTCCTTTTACTTCTTTTTTTTGTTTATGCAAAAACTTGATACTCAATTAATAGTGCTTTAGTCAATGATGTTAATGATTCGGTATCAAAGGTAACTCTTGAAAAGAGTTCTGTATCACTATATACATTATTGATACTGTCGTATTGAGCAATTTGAAGGCCTAATTCATTTATCATATATCCTCTAGCTTCATTAGAGGCTAGCTTAAGCATAATTTTTTTGTAAACTTCATTAGTAGTTTTATTAAATATCCATTGGGGGTTTACCTCAAATATTTTAGAAAAATATTCTGTTGAACCATTATCACGAATAATTGGGTTATAATAAATATGCTTCTGTTCGCTGGACATTGATTCGATAATTGAAGGATTATTACTCTTATCTTGGTCGGCATATTTTGTTGAATCTTCAGTAACAAATGAAACAGGAATTGCTAATGATTCATCACTATAAATAGGAGTAAATGGTTGGAAAGGAGCAGATTCAACATCTGCACCGCCAGCACCAATTCCAAATAAACAAATCGTACGATTAAGATTTACCTTATAACCAGAAGCTGTAGGATCAATAGGGTCATCAAATAATTTTTCAAGAGCAAAAGTACGCCCTCTTAAAACGATAAGATTATCCTTTTCTTGTTTAAGTACGGTATTACCAAATTCATCTACGATTTCATGGATTCTTACTCTTCCTCGAAAACCCATTCGTGAGTATGGTTGTTCAATTTTATCTGCTAATCTGAGAGATTCTTTAAAAGTTATAGCCACCTCATCACTATTTAAAAACATTCATAACACTCCTTTTCATATAAATTATTATACGGGGATATTTACATTAATGCTTGATACTAGATTAGAAGGTATTGAAGAATAAATACTTGAATACAAATCCTGACTCATTCCTACTGCTACTTGTAAAGAACTAGGAACATCTAGCACCTCATAGCCAGTAATAATAACAGATTCATTAAGGCCTAATGCCTCTGGTATTTTCATCCCTTTATCTAATAGATTACATATATCCAGTAAATCTACTCTGTCTGCTTCATCTAAGTCAATAGTTAACTGATAATCATCAAATAATTTGAGAGTATTAAAAGCTCTATCATCAAAAGCAAAGACAATATTAGCTGATAATAAATCAATTGTATATGACTTAAATATGCTTATAGTAGTATACAAATACTTTTCAATATAAGTACTCAAACCAACAAAATTGTTATTTAAAAAATATTGGCGTATTTTTAAATCACTAATATAATTACTGATAGATTCGGTTAAGCTGAATATTCTATCTTTATAGAAGTCATATTTATTTTTTTCATTTCCCTCAGTATTAGAAGGGATTTGTATATATAAATACAAATCATAATTTATCTTCTTCAAGTAATCAGAATAAGTATCGCATCCTGCGTACAATTCTGTATTAATTTTTGTACGCATTTCAATATCCCATATATCTTGAAGCTTGCGATAAATATAATAGTTGTCTGTTTCTATCAATAATTGTTCCAAATCTTTACGCATAGTTTCATTGTACTTAAAGGCCTCTATGAAATCTACAATAGAATATTTATCCTTATCACTAAAATCTTTCATTTTAAATGATTGGATAAAATTATCAATAGAACCTTTATTTGATGTCAAATTTGGATGAGTCACCAATAGTTCTTTAATTTCATCCAAAATACTACTAATACTTATTTTATTCTCGATATCATGGTATCCATAGATATAATTGATGGTATCGGGATTTTTTGAAATAGTATCTTGGTAACCATGACTTTTGATAATTAATGCTTGCAACGCTACAATAGCATCATAAATATCTATAATATTCTTTGAAATATTTCTGTTCATAAAACCAAAATCATAACCTTCTTTTGCCTTAAATTCATTTTGAAACTTATACAAAAGAGACATAAAATAGGCAAGACCTATGGTTTCATTCATAGCATCGATAGTAGTATCAACACTCATGTATTTAGAGTTAATAAAATTAAAAGGTATTAAGGCTGTTTCTTCTTTAGAAGAATGCCAATAAGGGTCAGCAGAAGTTATAGTATCATAATTTAACATCATATCATTCTTAAAGTCTACCGCTTTATTAGCAGGTGTCTTAAAGAACATGAGATAAGGATCATTGTAATCGTTCTCTCCATTAGGAAGAGTTTTATAACCCTTTGCTAATACATAACGATAAATATCAATATTATCAAAACCAAATAATTCTACAATCTGAGTGATAGCTTGATTAGTACCTTTATTAGATAATAAGGTATTAATCATTTTTAACAAACGTCTTTGATAATTGATTGGCATATCTTCAAAATAATCTAGCCCTGCAGAGATGAAAGCATTCTTTAATGTTTTTTCGTCATATACATCTATATTAAAGAAGTTATTCATCTTTCGAGTTAGATATCTTTGTACAGTTGAAAATATTAAGAACAATTTAATAAATCCTCTATACATATCTTGATTCTTGAAAGCTTTTGTAGATGTTACTTTATTGTGATAGTTTAAAACCTCATAATAACAATCATAAAAAAGATTTACATCTTCTCTAACTAAAGTTGGATTAGTAGCAGAGAGTATATGTAAATCCTTTGCTGTTCTAGAAGTAAGATAATCTATTCCATAGGTACTAAAAAGATTTTTATAGTAAGGATTTAGTTCTTTATAATTATCAATGACCACTTGGTTAGCTTCATCACTAGCATCTGTTAATTTTAGTCTAGCACTAATATAAGCATAAGAAATTCTATAAGAGTTCATAGTTTCTTTAGCTTCAGCAACTTCAGTATCTTTAAGTATCAGACCATTGGCGAACTCTAAAACATTATCTATTTCATTTATGTCTTCTTGGGAGAGGACACTATATTTGTTATTCAATTATGTTCACCCCATTTCTTAATATTATTTTGTTTAGTGAAGGAGGAAAGTCTGAAAATGATAAAAAAAATTAAACAACCTGGAAAAATCAATAATATAGTAAATATACAAAGCGTTCGAAACAAAGACAATATCACACTTAAAAATCTCGATGGTTACTTCCAAGAGAGATTTTATTATGAAGATATTTATGACAATAACAAAATGAAAAAATTTATTAAAAGTGTTGAATCTCAAATAAGAACAAGCAATGAATATGAAAATTATATTGGATTTCTAGTTAATGAAGTAGGCTTAAATCATTGTGCTGTGCTTGGGAACATAGAAAAAGATTTTGCATCCATAGAGATGCACCATTATCCGTTTACCTTATATGATATTGTTCACTTATCTATAAGCAGACAAATTTTATTGAATAAGAAATTCAATTCGTTTACTATCATAAATGATATTCTACAAGACCATTATAATAATATAATAGGTCTAACACCATTATCTAAAACAGTACATGAATTAGTTCACGCAGGTGAAATCTTCGTCAATCTTTCACAGGTGTATG